ATGGGCATACTGGAACTTCATCGATGGCACACACTTTGAACTAACAGAGGCCGATGAGCTGATGCGCCTCGAGGCCAGCATGATGCCCGATGGATTAGTAGACGGCAAAATAGGTGAGGCTGAGCGCGTACTCATGTGGCTCGATCATGGGCTGATACCGCTCAAGTCAGAATTCTGGCAACGCCTAGTAGTCGCGCTGGCATACAACGCCATCACCGACTCAGAGTTTCTAACCGACCTAGCCGCAAACACCTGGTACGGTGTCGAGGCAGTCCAAGAGATGCTAGACAAAGCTGCCGGCGAGGTACTAAAACACCCCAACTTCAACCTCGCAGGTTTCGAGCAACTAACCCCCTAAGTTGCCGAAAATGAGAAAGCCCTAGATCAAATGTCTAGGGCTTTCTTCATGCCTGGCTATTGCGAGCAAGCAAAACTCGCTGCATAGTGAAAAGCATTCGCGGCGACTCATTCATAAGCACACTAGGTGCAATGCCTAACTCGACCGCCAGTTGAGCAATAGTCCAATGTGCAGACTCATCGCCCAACGGTGTTATTTTGGGTCGGCCTCACTCGCCGTAACCAACGAAACCGTATCAATGAAATCATCAAACGGCTTATCAGTCAGTTTCTGGCGGTGCAACGCGGCCCATGCAAGAAACACAATGTAAGTCAGTTTCTGCTCTTTCTCAAGAGCCGAAATAGAGATAGAAAACTTTTCCTCGAACTTCAGCATGTCGGGCATTTGAACCGATACCGGATCAACGGTGCGACCATCCAAAAACTCAACGCGTAGATTTAGTTTCATTATGTCTTTCTTTGTTTAGTTGTTTGCAAAAACCTTATTAGGCAGTTGCGCGAGTTACAGTACCCGAAGTTGGGAAAGTAACTGAAAGAGTCGCTGCATCGCCAACAGATGATGCAAACGGCTGGTACTGAGAGATCAAGATTGGTACGGTGTAGCTCGGGTTAGTAGCCGAAACCGTTGATGCAGTTGGCTTGATAACCACAGTACCGATGGTGTTGATTAGCGGCCATAGGGTCGCATCAACTGAACCGGCTGCAAAGTCCTGGAAGAAATTGAGCTGCAATGAGCCTGATCTCAAACCGCCAACCATAGTTTTCCAACCGCCACCAAAGGTAGTAGTTTCTACTTCATCACTCTGAACGGTTAGGTTTACAGACTGCAGCGAGCTGCTTAGGTCTGTGCCATTCAGGGTAATTGAGTAATCAGTAGCAACAAATTTTGCCATTAGATTTCCTTTACTTAATCAGCCTGAACGGTTAGATCGAATTCTGCCGCCAGGTATGTGTTATCGCCGATACTCAAACTGCCGTAATTGCGCATCTGAGTAACGACACAATCAAACGCTTTCCCACCCAATGTGCGATCGCTTTCAACTGCACTTCTAATACTACTAGAGCCGGTGCTAGAGCAGAAAGCATCCAACGCATTCTGCCCTGAGCGTGCATCAGCTCGGCCCACAACCAAAGTAACAACGAAGTTGTAAGTAGTCATGCCGTTACGCATCGCCATGTGATAAGTCATCGATGATGGTGCGACAATCGCAAACGGCGGATTCACATTCTCGGGAATCGTTGCACCGGTGCGCAAACCTGTAATCGTTGCCAGGTTAGCGGCGATGCCAGCGCGTAGATCGCTAATGCTGGCCATTATGCGAGAAACCTAGCCAAGCGGTACGGCTCAACCAGTTGCTGAACATCTGGATCGAGTCGAGTGCCAACGCGAATGTAACCCAAGTCTGGTGCGCTCAAAACGCCCAGCGGCGAATCTAGGCGCTTGAAGATACGGCTCGCCTGAATAACGGTTGCTTGCTTTACCGCAATCGGTGCAGCAGTCCAACCCCAAGTGCCTGTTACCTTTACGCTGGCCTCGCCAACATTAGTGCCAAACACAAAATCGCCAACAGCCCTGATGCGAGTAGCCGGCCACCCAGTCAAACCATCAGCGCGGCCATTCAACGGCTCAAGCTGGTAATCGGTCGCAGTCCAAGTTTGGTCAAACACGCCATCGAGATCGGCAGACACCTCAAGAGAGGTTAGCGAAATCAAGTCATCAATCTCGCAAACAATGCGATCTTCAGGCGTGAAGTATCGAACGGCCGTACCATTCGGGTAAAAGTTGCGACCGGCGAAACCATCCACCAGGCGCGATGCTGATTCGATAGCGGTTTCTAGCAAACTATCATCGAGCGCATCCGAGATTCTTAGCGCGGCTTTCACTTCTGAAAGTGAGGCGTAACCATTTGTAATAGCCAAAATGACTCCTAAAGTATTGCTTTTATTTTACCGCTTAGATAGTCGCTGCTTGATGGCAGTAGTCGAGATGCCATCGGTATAAGGGATGTAAATCAAACCAATGCCGCGCTCATCCAACCAATCCTGATCGAAACCCATCTGGTAGTAGTAATCACGCCTAGCCCAGTCGCTGCCGATAATGATGTAGTCGGGTTTCACCTGATCTATGGCAATGCGCGAATCAGCGCCACCAGCGTTAGGCACAACCTGGCTAACCCACTTGCAACCCAACAGCACATCGCGGCGCTCAGCGTAACTCATGATCGGTGCGGCGCTCTTATACTCCACAATGAACTCATCGGTGTTTAGGGCCACAACCACCTCACCCAACTGAGCTGCGCGCTTTAGAAACGCCACATGCCCGGCATGGAATAGGTCGAATGTGCCGCCGGTGTAAATCAATCCCATCGGTTTGCTCTCCTAGTTTGTAATGTCCACGCATTTGCCTCTATACGGCCCTGTGAGGCGTTTTGGCGGTGCAAATTGCCGTTATTGCTATAAGACACCGAGTTGGCATTTTGATAGCCGCTATTGAGCGTAGAACTGTTATTATGACCCATTTTTACGGCCATGCTTTTCTTAGGCACGCCAGCCAAATCGACCCGGCGCTCAAGATCATCATCATCGAAGTACAGCGGATAAAAATTCTCATCATAAAGCCCGACACGCTCAACCATGCCCTCACCGAAAACCACGCCCGACCATCGAGGCACAATGTCCAAAAAATTTAGTGCCTGAGTATCGACCTGCTCGGGAATGAGCTGCATCTGGCCAGGCTCAAACCAAGCATCATCATTGACTAAAACCCAGTACGGCGCGTACGGTGTTGCTTTCACAATCAGATTCCAAGCGCCAACCAAACCCAAACCAAACGGCACTTCAATGTGCCACAGATTCTGCACCAGGTCGGGTTTCTTAGGTTGCCAGGCGCGAGTGCCTGAATTGTTTACAACCACTAGATGCTCAACCGGGTAATCGATGCTGGCCAGCAACCTCTCAGCCAAATCAAAACGCTTGAGAGTGCAAAAGCCAAGAACCGGAATCATTTTAGAATTTGCGCCAACGCCGGCAACCAATACTCTTGCCAAACATGCTCAGCACCATAACCCTTAGCAAACTCCAACGCCTCAGCAGACTTGCCTCGAGGTCGCTCAAAAGCAGCATTTAGGGCCGCAACGGTTTGCGGAATGTTAGGCACGCTGAACCATGACCGCTGAGCCTCATCCCATAACGGCTGGCACTCAACCAACCAACCATCGCCGCACAACTCAGTACTCGCGCAAATGTCCGACACAATAACCGGTGTGCCACATGCTTGAGCCTCGATCGTGCCAACGCCAAAACCCTCACCGTAACTGATGCCTAAGTAAACATCCATCGCCGTATAAAACGCCGCCAACTGCTCTTGCGAATAACCGTAACGGTAATTGACCTGATCGCAGAAAATAACCTGATCCTTAGTCAAACCGCACGAAGTCAAAAGATGATCTAGTTTCCAACCGCCGAAACTACCAAACATGTCGGTGTGCAAATACAGCACCGCATTGGGCTTATCTTTCGCAAACAACGCGAACGCTAGAAACGCCTCAGCGACCGCTTTACGATGAATAGCACCCGATGCTTTATTAGCAAAATTCATGCCAACCAAGAAAGTATCGGCATCCAAACCCATGTACTCGCGCACATCCATGCCCTCAACCTCATAAGTCGGCTTGAATACCGGCTCAACAGCGTGCGGAATGTATAAGCTCTCAACACCGCGTTTAGTAAGTTGCTCTTGACCCCAACGGCTCATCGCGATCGGTGTAACATTCGGCCGCTTGCACCAATCCAAAACCAACGGCGGAATCGGGTTATGGTCAATCGGTGTCCACGATGCAATGTTTAGATCGGCATACTTATCGCCACGCATAATCCAAACATCGTAAAGAGTGAAAAGCGCGTTAGGTTGCTTGCCCTTTTCTCTTTCCACTCTGGCCACATGATCTTGATGATTCAGCGGCGTAACATCCTGCGAATACGGCTCAGCGCCGCGAGCATACTCAGGCACTTCACCATGCTCACTCAACCAAGTGCCATTTACGCCCTCGCGCCCATAGTTGCTAAGAACCGCAACATCGAGGCCATCGCGAATCATGCGATTCAAAACCTGATTCGATTGCACACCGTAACCGGTTGGCGCAGTCGGTGAATTAGAAAACCAGCTAATCGTGCCGGTGAGTTTAGTCATTAGATGCCTCTCGCGTAGATACCTAGATAATAGCAAAACCTCGCCGGAAAGATAGGGGGAATCCGGCGAGGCTTTGACCTAAAAAGTATTACATAGAAAAGCAACAAAAACAATCAAAAAAGAAACGGCCCGGCAAATCCACGCGATGCCGAGCCGTTTCAGTTTAGAACTCCGAGATTAGCTTGCGCCACCCTTGAAGTAGCCAATGTGAGTAGCGTGAGTCAATCCACCGTCAAGACGGATTAGGCCACGATACGCAGTTACATCGGTGTTGAACGCGAAGTCGGTCGATACAGCAACCTGTACGCCACCAGCAACGCGAACCTTGAACGATGGCAAGTGACCGAATAGAACCGACTTAGTGCCAGTACCGACTGCCGCAACATTCGGGTTTTCGTAAACGGTGTAACCAAGCAATGATGCTGGCTGGCCAGGTACGGCTGAATCAGACCAAATGTATGCGCCCGATCCATCTTTGAGCTTGCGAGCAGCAGCGATACCAGTCTTAGACATCATGAATCCAAGTCCAGGTAGAACGCGTGCGCCATCTGCAATGCCGTAAACCAAGTCAATTAGGTTTTCGTAAGTAGCAGCACCCGAAACACCAGTACCACCAGTTACAACTGAACCTGCAGCAGCAGCGAGCTTAGTTGTTAGAACTGAGTTAGCCTGTAGGCCGAGTGAAGTACCGAGCTGCTGAGCGACGTAGCTTGAGATGTCGAATCCG